GAGTACAAAGTAGAAAACAGCTACTTTTCTCCTACATTTAATTGGTATGAACCTAATTATATATATGTTGAACATATAGAAAGAAGTCCGCTTATACCAATGTATTTCTCTGATGATACCGATTTATCCTTGAGTAATGCTATTGAAAGACCTGAGAAGGAATTTGAGATAGGAGCAAGAATATTACTAAAAGATGGTGGTTACTATTCTTCTTTTAATGGTAAAAGGCAATGGCAATATTATGACCCTGATAATTTAGCAGGAGGAAATTCAACTTCTGATTTTGATTGGAATAAAGCATCATTTATTGCTTTTGATAACCTTCAATCAAGTCTTGCCTATGATGGAGGTAATGGTTCTGCATATCACGCACCCGCAACAAGTTATCTTTCGCAAGTTGTTATATCTAATGGATATGAAAATGTTGACTACAATTTATCTTTCTCTGATATAAATCACGATACTGTTATATCATCAAGTCAACAAAAACTGAGGGGGTTGTTTTACAATTACTATTCCAAAATGATTGCTCAGTTAAAACAAAATCCTAGAGTAAAAGTTTTGTATATAAACTTGAGTAAGTTGGATATATCTAAACTTGATTTTAGAAAGTTAATATTTATAGATGGTTCTTATTATAGATTAAATAAAATAATTGATTTTAAACCACACGATAAGCAATCAACTAAAGTAGAGTTGCAAGAGTATTTCTTGCTTGGTAAATCAGGTGTTGACACAACAGTTGATATAGATGTTGAAAATCTTAATATGTAATGAGAAGTATAAAAAGAGATAAAGATAGACCTAGATTAATAAATCAAGATACACTGAAAGATAAGGTGTATGCTACTATTGATGATGTATTGCAGCCAATAGTTTATGATTCGACAGAGGTTAATCAGATAACAAAAAAAAATAATGTTTACCTAACACCTGAAGCTAGATTATCAAAAAGAAAAGCTGCATCTAATACAAAAGCAGTATCAACGGTGCAGGAGATAGTTGGTGAAACTGCCACAGTTGTAAGCCCTGAGTTTGTGTTTGACTATAAGAAAGGTTATGCTGAAATAACTAGCGGAAACAATATACAAACTTGGTTAGCTTCTTTTAGCAACAATCAGTTAACTCAAGCCAACCCATCATTTAGACCTGACGTTGGTCTTAAAGGCAATGGTGTTAGTGGTGTTTCTCCTGCATATTTTAATTATGATAACACAGACCACTTTATTTTTAGTAGTGGTGTAACGCTTACAGGAGATTTTACAATATTTATGTATGTAGAGCCAATACCGTTAGTTCCAAATGTTCATAAGAAACATAGATTCTTAGGTAAGAGTGATGATAACGATATGTATTTTTCAATAGGAGAATCAGGAAATAAATCTTACATACTTAGCTTTTCATCATCAAGTAGTGTTATTGTTGGTATATCAACAGAATATTGGCAGCCTAGCAGCAAAAAGATATTGATAACATTGCAAAGAAGCGGAACTACTTTATATATAAGAGAGAATGGTGTGCAGGTGGCTAGTGAAACTACACCTACAACGGACTTTGTTTTTAATCAGTTTGGAATAATAGGTGGATTAACATCTGATACATACAACGGCTCTTTATATCACATATCTGCTTACAATCATTATATATCTACTAATTTAGTTGATTTAGAAAACTCAATTATTAAACAAGCATCATTGGCAAAAGGATAATGAAAGATATACTAAAGACATTCGACAGAGCAATCAATAAGGTTGGCAAGAAGTTTGTAGAAAAAATACAACAAGAGCTTGTTAATCAGAATCATATTGCATCAGGACATATGCACGACACTATGCACTACTCATTAGATGAGGGTAGCGACTATGTCGAACTAATAATTCAATCCAAAGCAGACTATGTAAGAGAAGTCAACGAAGGTCAAAGACCTTTTGATTGGGATGTATCTGAGATAATGAATTGGATGGATGATAAGGACAAGAATGGAAAGAGTAAGAAGTTTCCAAGCGGAACACAAGAAAGATTACAAATAGCATATTTAATTGCAGCAGCAATAGCAAGAGAAGGTACTCCTACAAGAAATAGCAAGGAGTATTCTAATAATACATATAGAACAGGATTTATTAATAGAGTAGTAGGGAGTAATGAAAGACACTTTCTTAACGACATTGATAAATCAATATCAACAGATATAAATAACATATTTAAACAATTACCAAAACAAGTATAATGGCGAAGAAGCAACAAACAGTACATCAGATTAAAATACTAGGTCTTAATGATATTAAGGCTTTAAATGTTGAGATAAGCAAGTTAGCGGGTAACTATGATAAGCTAGGTAAGGAGGGTAAAGAAGCTTCCGAATCAACCAAAAAAGTTGGTAAAAGTTCTAAGGAATCAAAATTAGGAATACAAAAACTAGCTGCAAACGCTTTAAAAGCTACCGCAGCATTTGTAGCTTTTTCTAAAATATCAAAAGCATTGACTGCTGAGTTAAGGAAAGGTGTCGAAGTGTTTAAGGGATACGAATTTGAGATGCAAAAGGTTAAGGCAATCTCAGGAGCTAATACACAAGAGTTTTTAAAGTTAGACAAGTCTGCTCAAAAACTAGGTCGTTCTACATTCTTTACAGCACAACAAGTAGCAGCATTACAGCTAAACTTTTCTAAACTTGGATTTACTTCATCAGAAGTATTACAAGTGCAAGAAGCTGCTTTAACTGCTGCCACAGCAACAGGTGAGGATTTAGCAAGAACTGCAACGGTAATTGGCTCTACTATTAGAGGTTTTGGTTTGGATGCAACAGAAGGAGCTAGAGTAGCTGATGTTATGGCAGCTTCATTTACAAGTTCAGCACTTACTCTTGAGAAATTCCAAACATCAATGACAAAGGTTTCACCTGTTGCGAAACTGCTAGGTATGGACTTAGAAGAAACTACTGCTGTTATGGGTGTGCTTACAGATGCGGGTATTGAAGCATCTATTGCGGGTACTTCGCTTCGTAATATATTCCTAAAACTTGGTGACCCTTCATCTGATTTAGCTAAGTCTATTGGCTTTACCGTAAACTCAGGAGAGGATATGGTTCGTGAGTTTAGACGAATGAAAGATGAGGGTATTAATGTAGAGAAGATGCTTAAAGTTGTTGATGTAAGGCAGGTAGCTGCTATATCTACAATGATTGAGCATATTGATAAGATAGAAAGCCAAACAGAATCATTTAGGGCATCAGCAGGTGCAGCACAAGATATGGCTGATATTATTGCCAATTCATTACAAGGTGCTACACTTCGTTTTCAGTCAGCTCTTGATGGTTTAAGAATTGTTATAGTAGAAAAGTTTGCTCCTTCAATCCAAAAAACTCTTGATATTTTAACCAACTTATTCAATAAATTTGCTTCTTTTAGTGAGGTTACTATGTCTGAGGAATTAGAGAAAGACAGATTAAAGATGAACGCTTTAGCTATTCAAGCGTCAAGGCTAGAAGAAGGAACTGATAAAAGAAAGAAAGCAATAGAAAGATTGCAAAGATTATATCCAACTTACTTTACTCAGCTTGATGCAGAAAAAAGCAAAAATGATGAATTAAAAAAATCATTGGCATTAGCAAATGAACAATATCTTAAAAGAATAGTTTTAAGACAAAAAGAAGATAAGTTAAGTAAGGTTTTATCTGATGCTCAAGAAAAAGATGCTAATGTAACAAGATTGCAAAATGAATTTGATGCAGAAGCATTAAGGCTAAAAACAAAACATAATTTAGCAGTTGAATTAGAAGGTAAAACTACGTCAGAAGCATTTTCGGCTATTAAAAAAGCTATGGAAGATGTGGGTCTTATAGGTAAATCTGATTTAAGCGACCCATTTAGCTTGATAAGTGTAACAGGCACTAAGGGAATTAAAACAAGTGCTGAAGTGTCTTTAGGTGCTTTATCTACTGCAAGTCTTGCAATGCAAAAAAATCAAAAAGATTTTGAAGATTTGCAAACAGAAAGTCAGAAGATATTAAAAGATGCAGAAGAATTTGCAAAAAAGTTTGGACTTACAATGGGTATGGATGACCCATCAACAGGAACACCAACAGGAACACCAAAACCAACGGGAACACCTGCGGGAGAAGAAGATTTTACTCCTGATGAAGATGCTTTAAAATTCTTAAAAGAAGCTGTTGACGAAGCATATGTTTCTTATTTTAAAAACTCAAAAGACCTAGAGAATTCGTCAAGAAATCTTTATGATTTTCAAACAAAATTAATTGAAAATCTATTGAAAGATGAACAATTATCTTATGAAACAAAAATTCATTTAGAAAAAAAGTTGATTGACTTAAAAATGCAAAACTTTGATAAAGAAAAAGCAGGAAGGCAGGAAGTTTTAAATCAAATGAAAAACTTAGGTCAAACACTTATAATGATAGGTGAAGCCGAAGGAGAAAATAATAAAGTCAAGCAGTTAGGTATAAAAATATCACAGGCTGCTGCTGTTGCATCTAGTATCGAAGCTGCTTCAAATGCTATAAATGCTATTACAGATATGGCTGCCGATTCTCCTTGGTATTTAAAAATAGCAAACATACTTGCCTTAGTAGCTTCTTTTGCTTCAGTTGGATTAAATGTCAAACAACTACTAAGTGGTGGTCAAGGAGCATCAGGCGGTAATTTTGATACAGAAACAGATGTTAAATTTGAACAAGGCGGACTTACAAGAGGTGGTATGTTTCAAGGTAACTCACACGCTAATGGTGGTGTTAAATTTAGAGTTGGTGGTAGAATACACGAAGCTGAAGGCGGTGAAGCAATTATCAACAAGAAATCAACAAGTATGTTTAGACCTATGCTATCAGCTATAAACAGCTACAATGGTAATGGTGTAAAGTTCGCTGATGGTGGTTTACTCAATAGTGGAGAGAAGTTTGCTATGGGTGGAGAGCTAAGGTCAGCACAACAATTAGTAAGCGGAGGAATGGGAAGTTCTAAGGTTGTAATCGTTGAAAGTGATATGACAGAAGTGCAGAATAGAATATCTGCTATTGAAAGTCAGGCTACTTTTTAGTATATTTGCGTATGATAAGACAGAATAGTGCCGATATTGTCAATGAGTTCATAGAGCTTATATACAATGAAGTCAAGGTGCGATACTCTGAGGAGGCAGGAATAAAGAATGTCCTAAACCATCTATCAGAGAAAGGTCTTATCGAGCCAAGAAAGCTAAGAGATTATATGATAATAAGAGATTTTGACAAGGTGTTGGAATCTAACAATGGTAACTACACATTTACATATATGGACATATCCATTAAGTACGATGTATCAGAAAGAACCATTCAGAATATTATGTATAAGCACAAGCGTAAATTCAATAAGGACTACAATATTAGGTGATTGCCTCATTTCTGCGAAAGATATGATACATTAATTATTAAATTTGCAAAATGAACAAATGGTATTCAATAGAAAACAAAGCAGATAATAGCGTAGAAATATCTATCTATGATGAGATAGGTGACTATGGAACATCTGCTAAAAACTTTATAGAGGAAGTAAAAGCTGTTGGAACTGCTGACATCACATTACGTATCAACTCTGTTGGTGGTAGTGTGTTTGATGGTTTAGCTATTTACAATACTTTACGTTCTCACAATGGGTATGTAAACATAAAGATTGAAGGCTTGGCTGCTTCTATATCTACTGTCATAGCAATGGCAGGGGATAACATAGAGATGTCAGAAAACGGATTCTTTATGATTCATAACCCATTTGGACAATCGGCAGGAGAAGCAGGAGATATGCGTAAAACTGCTGACTTACTTGACAAAATTAAGAATGAAATTATTGAGATATATTCTAAGAAGTCTAGCCTAACGACTAAACAACTTTCGGATATGATGGATAAGGAAACTTGGTTGTCAAGTGAAGAAGCAATGGAATATGGATTTGTAGATACAATTACTGCTCCTATGAAAGTTGCTGCATCTTTTGACCTTTCTAAATTTACTAACGTAAACGAGAAAGAGGTCAATGATAAATTGAAATTAAATAATAATAATAAATCAATTAAAATGACTGAAGAATTAAAAACTTGGTTCAACGGTGTTAAAGAAGAAATCTTAAACGCTGTAAAAGGAGAGAATGTTTCTACTCCTGCTGAAGAAGTTTCTGTTTCTATTTCTGACAATGAGGTTATCGTTAATAAGCTAGAAGAGCTAGAAGAAAACGCTAACTCTTTACGTGAAGAAAAAGAAGAATTAGCAGGTCTTGTTGGTGAGAAAGAAGGCACTATTGCTGACTTAACTAACAAGGTTGCTGATATGGAAGCAAAACTAGCAAAATTAGAAGCTACCGAAACTAATGTAGAAGTAGAAAGCGACCCTGCAATCAACGAAAGTGATGTTGTAGTTAACGCTTGGGATGCTTTTGCTAAATCAATTTTAAAATAATTAATAAATAATATAATATGGCTTTAGAATTAACAAGTTTACCAACTGTTGAGCAGTATGATGTAAACAGAGCAATCATCCAACCTATCTTTATGGGTCAGGATTATATGCAATATATGGAAGTATTACCTAACATTAAAGGTACTACTGTGATTGACAAGTTCAATCAATTAGGAAAGATTACAAAGGCTTTCACAAACGGTGCTTTCTCTGCTGAAAGTAGTGGAGATAAAGGTGCTACAATTACAATCACTCCTTCTCGTGTAGAAGCTGAGATTGAGTTTAGAGCAAACGAGCTTTTCAATAAGATGAAAGGTCAATTAATGCGTGACGGACACGAGTTTGATAATGTTGAGGGTTCTGTTGTTAAGAACATTCTTCTTGACTTAATCGGACAAGGTGTAAAAGCTGACTTCAATCGTCAACTATGGTTGTCAGATGTTGCTGAAGCTGATGCTGACTATGGTATCTACGATGGTATCTTCCAAGTAGCTAAAGAAGCAGGTGCAGCTGCATTAACAAGAGAATATGCAGGTTTAACTACACAGGCTGACGATGCTGCTTTAGTAGCGGGTAATGGTCTTAAAATTATGCAAGGTCTTTATGATTCTGCTGCTCCTGAATTATTAGAAGCAGGAAATCACGTATTCTTTGTATCAGGTGATATCGCTGATGACTATATGGCTTCAACTTTAGAATCTTCTAGCTTTGCTGCTGCAGGTTACGGTGCTATGGTTAACGGTGTTCCTAACTTAACTTACAGAGGTATTCCTATCATTGTACGTAGAGATTGGGATGTAGCAATCGCTGCTGATGTTGCAGAAATCAACGGTTGTACTGCTGCTGCTGAAACTCACAGAGCTTTACTAACTACAAAAGATGCTTTTGTTGTAGGTACTGACTTCGATGAGAACTCTGTTGAGCAATGGTACTCTATGGATAACAAAGCGTATCGTTTTAGAGTTGCTTATATGGTTGGCGTAGCATTGAAAGATGCTAAATTAGCTGTATATTACACTCCTAATGCTATATCGTAATTAATTCAATTAATGGGGGATGAAATACTCCCCCTTAATTTTTAACTTTTAAATAATAATAAAATGGCAATAGAAAATTTAGTTGTAGTCAACTCTGATATTGAAAAAAGAGGTGGTCTAAGACACATTGCGCTTTGTGAGTTGGATAAGTTAACTCCTACATTTAGTAATACTACTGATGTTCACGGTGTTGCTTTAGCACAATCTGAGGATTTAGCTAACTTTGACCTTAAACAAGGTACAGGTTCTTTATCTACAAGCGGCTCTAAAGAAAATGGTGTTGTTATGTTTGAGCATACTATATCTTTTTATGTTCCTAACTGCTCAACTGAGCATTTTAGCAACCTACAAGATTTGCTAGGTAAAAGACTTGCAGCAGTAGTAGTTGACCATAATGACAACAAATACTGTGTAGGTATTAGTGAGGCTTACGGACACGAAACAGGAGTTAATGCTTTTGCTTCACAAATGTATGCTACATTGACTTCTATCGAAGGTGGAACAGGTGCAGCACTTGGTGAAGAAAACGGTGTTACTGTAACAATCTCTTGTAGTTCAGGTGAGCTTCCAAGAATTGTAACAAGTACAGTTACTGTTAATCAATCATCAGGAACAGTTACCTTATCTTAATATTTAACTAAAAAGGAATGGTTAGGGCATTTGCCCTTTCCTTCTTTTTTTATTATACTTGCAGTATGTATAAATCAAAACTGAAAGAAGGGCTTACTGTTTTTAACGGATTTAAAGTTATGTGGGCAGGAGCAACTCAAGCTGAACTAAAGAAAGTTTATGACTTGGGATTTACTAATTTTGTAAGCAAAGAAGATGCAAAACCAAAGAAAACCAAAGCAAAAGCAAAAGAAGAATCAAGTAAAGACAACTCAGACAAAGAGTAGTTTTAATACTAAGTATGCTTTTGTAAACTTATCTACCCCTACGGTAGATACTGAGGTTAAGGATTTAGACAGACTAAGAGAGGACTTTATTCCTTTTGGTAAGGATAACTTATTCCCTCAATACTTAGCTGAACTAAAAAGACAATCTTCTACTCACAGGTCTGTATTAGCACAGAAAACTACATTCACTACGGGTGGTGGCTTTATTACTGACAATGAAACTCTAAGTGGTTTTATTGAAGATGTAAATGCTAATGGAGAAAGCCTAAAGGATTGTTTTAAGAAACTTGCTGACGACTATTATACTTATGGTAATGCTTTCTTAGAAGGTGTTGTATATGATGGCGGTGTAAACTTCTATCATAAAGATGCTTCAACAGCTAGAGTTTCTAAAAATAAGAAGTACGTTTACTTTAACTCTGATTGGTCTAATTACAGAAAGAACAAAGAGAAAACTCAAAGAATACCTGTTTACCCACAGATTTCTAACAGCAGTTTTATTATACACTACAAGGACTATGAAAGTACATTTAACTTTTATGGTTTACCTGATTATGTGGCTGCATTGGAACACATAGCAATAGACTATGAGATTGGTAAATTTAACCACACATCATTTAAGAATGGATTTAGTCCTTCCGCTATTGTTACCGTTAATGGTGACTTTGGCGAATCAGAAGCCGAAAAGTTTGTTGAAACTGCTAAAGAAACACTAACAGGTAGCGGTAACAACTCAAAGATATTATTCCTTGTAAAGAATGGAGAGGATAGTCGAGGAACAGATGTTCAGATTATCTCCAACAAGGAAGATGGTGACTTCTTAGATTTACAGAAGTTAACCGACCAAAACATAATTACCGCTCACAGATGGCAACCTGCCTTGAGTGGTATCGTATCATCGGGTAAGATGAACAATACGGGTAGCGAGATTAGAATAGCTTATGACTTAGCTATGTCAACTGTTATTAGAGATACTACTAACATCTTGCTAGAGCCGATTAAAAGAGTTATAAATGCAGAGATGGGTATTGATACAAGTGACCTTACAGTAGCTTACGAACCACCTATCTCATTCCTTGCAGATATTGACCCTAAACAAGTATTGACTATCAATGAGCAAAGAGCAATGCTTAATAAAGACTTGCCTGAGATTCCTGATGGTGAATTACTTATCTCAGACAGACAAACAATAACCGTACAAAGACAACAAGAGAATGGCTAATGTAAGACAATATGATAAGTTTGTAACACCTTCAGAGGTTATATCTACTGCGTTTACTAATCAAGCAACAGATACAGCTTTGATTAGCGATGCTATCCTTGAAATTGCTGAACTTGCACACATTAAGCCTGAGCTTGGTTTGGATATGTATGAGGAGCTAAAGATACAGAACGATAGTACAGGAACTCTTACAGCAGCCAACTCAATGCTTTTACAATACTACCTTAGACCTGCATTATGTTGGTTTGTTAGATTCGAGGTAATGAATGAGATTCAGTACAATACAACATCGGCAGGTTTAGTTGTTAACTCATCCGATTTTAGTACACCTGCAAATGTAGAGCAATTTAATCAAATGAAAAGTGATACATTTAGAAAGGCACAAGTTTTGCTTGACGATATGATTGCTTACATTACACATCAAGACCAAGTAAATAACTATCCTTTGTATGGTAAAGATGGAGATAGCTCTATGCCTGATACGGATATAGCTAGTAAGATGAACGGAATAATATTCTACTAATGGATAACGCAGTAACAGAAACGGTAAAGAAAGGTCTTGAGAAAAAGGTCAAAGACCACAATGAGGAGATTAAGGAGTTAAACCTTGATTGGAATGCAAAGGTTACTTTGAAGAAGTTAGAGAAGGTCTTTGAAAGAGGTTTGGGTGCTTATGAAACAAATCCTGAGTCTGTTAGACCAAATATGACACCTTCGCAATGGGCATATGCTCGTGTAAATTCTTTTCTTTACGCTATGAAGAAAGGTAAGTACAGAAGTGGTAAACACGATACTGATTTACTACCTAAAGACCATCCAACTAAAAAATCTATGGAGGATGTGGAGAACGCTAGAAAGAATCCTAATTGTCCTGATGGTTGGGAACACCAAATGCCTGATGGCTCTTGGATGTGCGGTAAAGAACACGGAGGTGGTGGATATAACTCCTACGATGAGTTTGACGAAAACCAACTTGACCTTATGGATTTAATCAACGAGATGATGAGTGATTTAGTTTCTGAGATTAAGTCCGTTAAAAACGCTTTCTCTCAAGAGGAGATTGATGAAACATATACAGAGTACAAGAAGTCTGTAAATATGAGTTACTCAGAATTAAAGAGATGGTCTGAGAATAAATGTAGTAAAAAGGCTAGTTTGGGTAGAGATGCCATAAACAGAAACCTAAAACTACTTTCTAAGAAAAAAGCTGATTGGACATCTAACGATGCTACTGAAGCTAGAAAAGCTATTGCTTATATTGCAAGAGCAATAAAACAACCACAAGGCAAAGATGTGAGTAAAGAATGCCCTTACTCCAAGAACTATATTGCTTTAAAAAATTGGGCATACGATAGAAACAAATAAAATAAGATAAAATGGCAACAGGATTTTTAGATGATAATGAATCGTTGATGAGAATGGTAGGACACACCGTTGGTGATGTTGAAGTATTTACTACTGCCACTCAATCAAACAAAAGCTACTACTGCATACATTTCCCTGTGGAAAGTGTAATAGCAAACATTCGTGTTACAGGCTGTACAGGTGAAGATGCTTTAGAAACAACTCTACCTGCGGGAACTACATTGTTCTTGGGTAAGATAACGGACATTACATTAACAAGCGGTATTTGCATAGGATATACAAGATAGTATGGCTAGTAACGAACATAGTAGTTTAGATAACTCACAGCTTCACGTTCCAAAGGACTTTAGCACAGCATCGGCTAATACTGTTCTTACAAAGAATGGTAGCAATGCTTTGGCTTGGGCAGATGACAACCTTAGAAGAACTCACTTCGTTAGAGTTAATGGTTTCTTTAGTAAAAGTACTACTGATGAGTATGCACCTACATATTCAGGTAACTCTACTCACGTTTGGGATACGGTAGTAACTGATGCTACTGCTGATGCACAAGATGCTGTTGCACAAGCACAACTATACTGCCTTAGAGATGGTTACATCAATGCTTTTGGTGGTGTTGTGGCTGCTACAAGTGGTAAGACTTTAAACTTTAAAATTTACAAAGGAACTCCTGTTGATGAAAGTTCTGCGGGTATTGACTTAACTCAATTAGGTAGTACAGCTAGTGAAGTTGGTGGTGGTAATACTACAACAGATGTATTCTCGGCAGGTGGTTTGGGTAGCACTCAAACATTCTCAGCAGGAGATATTATTATCGTTACTATATCAGCAGGTGCAGCAGAAGCAACAACAGCAAGGTTTAACGCTACTATGGAAGTAGTATATACAGAAGATTAATATGTTAGGATTAAGAATAGCTTTAAGTGTAGCAAAAGGAGTTATTGACGAAATAGGTGGCTTGTTATCAAAATTAGCAAGAAGGTCAACGTATAGTGAGAATCTTGCTGATTCAAGAGCTGTTGTTTCTGATATAGATAGTTATGATTTATTAGACAAAGCTACTATACTACTTACTCCTACTGCAACAAGTAATGCAAGGGTACACTCTGTAAAGACTTATACAGGTAATGATTATGTTGTTGGTGGTGATTTTTCGGACTTTTCAACTGATTGGACTACAAATACTGCTAATGAAAGTGGTGGCGTAGTCACTATACCTGATAGTGGTTATATCTTTCAAAACATTAGCTTTCCTAACGATGGAACAGTGCGAATAAGAGTAGAGGGTAGTGGAACAGTTAAGTATAGGTTAGGTACTACTTCGCCATCTAACACATTCATAACAAAAACTTTACCATTCACAGCTTATGAAGATTTAAACTCTACTGATGTTAGAATGCAGCTTAACAATACGAGTGGTTCTGATATTACAGTAACAAGTGTATCAGTAATAGATGTATCATCAGATTTTGACTTCGATAGAGCAAGTAGTGCTACAAGAATAAACTCTAGTGGTTTAGTACAAGATATGCAGAGTATTACTGACCCTGAATTAGTACTTAATGGTGATTTTGAGGAGTTGGGTAATGAAGAAGTTACAGATGGAGATTTTCCTACACCTAAT